GTGTCGCGACTAAAATATAATTGTTGTGCCATAGTTTATCTCCTATGTATCTTGAAAAGACTTGGACGTGAACTTTTGTTCGTGCCAGTATTTTCTAATAGCGAACCTCTATAAGCATCTCTCCGATACCTAGGGGTTCTAATACACCTTCGTCAGTGTCAATACTAACTATAGTGATTTGTTGTGTGGCGTAGGATTTGTTCTGGGCATCTACATATTCTAGAATGGAGTTTTCTTCCAGAACAGTTTCTACGTCCTCTATTAAGGCATTTAGCCCGGCTTGGGCATCTTCCTCGTTAACATAACATCTAACAGTTACAGATAAATATCTATCTTTATACCCGCCAGTTTGGTATTCTCGTGTTTCAGATCCAGCATTCAAATGAATCGCTGGAAACTCTTCTATCTCATCCCAGAATTGTAGTCTAGGTTGCACATTTTCATTTACATCGACGAGATAAGCTCCTGAACCATCAATATCCTTTAGTTTCTTTACCAAAGAATTTATAATATTCATTCGCCTTGATGTGTATATTCTCGCGTTTCCCACTATACTCTCCTCGTAAAGAATCTACCCATTGCTATTTGTGCAGCTATCTCCCTTATAGAGCCAGCTATTAAATTTCGTGGATCCCATTCTGGTGATCCTTGCTTATACCCTACTTCGAACGTTTGATAAGGAAACTTATCATAAGTATACCCGACACTAGGATACCCTTTAGGGGTAGTAATAATATCAGTTACTCTTACAGACTCTGCGAAACGCCCTGTTTGATACTGTAAATTTGGTCTTACCATATTCTTGGCTACTACTTGTGGTAGTTGGTTATTGAACATAGCTATCATCTGTAAGGGACTTGAAGCTGGACTTGAACTCTTTTTCCTCTTCCGTACAGGACCTTTAGCTATTACGCCTATATTGACAGCAGCACTTCCTTTAGTAGTTTTGGGCTGAGTCTTAAGAGTAGTTTTAGTTTTTGGACTTTTCTTAGCCTTTTCATTTTTACCCTTAACTTTTATACTTTTACTTCCTAACCCCTTAAAAGGGTCTACTAATGCACTGGCCGCTTGTTTACTCTTTCTCTCAAGAATAGAGTCAGAGCCTTTAAGAGTTGCCCAACCCGTCTTAGTAAACCGCATAGAACTGAGGGCTTTTTCTATCTGTTTCTTAAGTGCTACTTTAGCGGCTCCGGCTTCACCACCCCTTTCTAAGTTGTCAGAAGCAGATTCTATTCTAACAAGCATCATATCTCTAGCATCATCACGTTCATAGGATAGATTAATACCATGACGCTTTAGCATAAGATTAACACTATTCTGCTCTCTTGCGGGTAAGTCTCCTAGAGTTTTTGCCATTCCGTCTCTTAGCTGGGTCTCACTAACGCCTAGCTTATCGAGATGCCCTAAATGGAAGAAATTACCTACAGTGGACTCTTTATGCTTTGCATTCTTCTTCTTGCGTACAGCATTGTTTGTGATTCGTTGTATCTCTTTAAAGTATGTCGCTAAAGCCGCTTTGTAGACTAGTTTTATTCTTTGAAACGTAATGCTGGGATCTAATTCCCATTTATTCTGCCTAGGTCCTATCATTGGCTGTGTTATAAATACTAGTCTCAGTCTCTCAGACTGTATGTAAGTAGACTTATCTACCTTTATAACCTTTTTTAAATCTCTTACTTCGTCTTTAATAGTATCGTATGCAATTTTTGCAGCTCCATGAATCTCTGCTAACTGCTCTGCATTAGGCACTACTTTTCTCTTACTAAATTCTAATTTTGTTGCGCTAAAAATACTTGCAACACTAGTAGTAAAGGTATGATATTGATTATCTACTACAAGCTTTCTGTATTCTCCACTAGAAACCCTGAGCTCTGCATGTAGCTTCTTGAGAAAATCATAGTGTTTAGCCTTACTCATTTAAAAATTCTTATACAAGTCTAAGACTCGTTTTATGTGGTCTGGGAAGGCCACGTTATTAGGTTGACTAGTAGAGGAGGCATTTTGTATAGAGGCACCTGCCATTACTTTACGTTCTTTATACTCGTCTTTTAAGTAATACGTAATTAAGTCATATATTGCTAATTTCAAGTCAGCTGGTACGTCAGCGTAGCCCGCTTTGTAAGTAACTACTACCGAGCCAGGACCTTTTGCCCAATATCTAGAGCCTGCGCCGGTTGTGCGAGAGAGACTATCCGTATCAGTATCTAAGAAGTACTGATGTGCTCCCGTGGTTAAAGTAACGTACGCAGAGCTATAAGAGGTTCTCTCTTGTACTGTAGTAATACTAACTACAGGACTCTCCGCTAGTTGTACGACTTCTGTGTTATAGGATAGAGATATTGTCTCTACTTTATCTGTTGCGTAATAGTCTACGAAAGAGCTATTACAATAAGTTTTTACTAATTGACTCACGGACGGAATCAAAGCAGAAATTTTCAAGTCCTCTTTAGGGTTTGAAATACCTTCAGCTTCTTTATACTCGTCTAGTGTTATTAGATTTGCCATTTATAAGTCCATTAGTAAAAACTCGGGGGCGAACCCCCCAAGCTTTATTACTCTTCTACAATTAAGATGCAGCGTATTCGATACGTACTGAAGGTGCATCACCGGCAGCGCCAGCAAACAACTCAGTAAATCCGAGAGACTGTGAAGCAACAATAGCAGTACGCTGATTGGCTGTTTCATAGTCAGTTTCGATTGCAACACCGCGAAGACGAGGCACAACATAGTTGTGTACGTTAACAGCGATAGCAGCAGTCTTGTTAGCAGCGATAGCGAACTGGTCGCAGATTACTACTGGAGAACCGTAAACAGAACCCATAGAACCTTGAACCTTAGCAGCCATATCTGAACCAACTTCGCTGATATCAGAGAAACCAGCATCATTGATCAAGTTGTAGTACTCACCAACACTAACGATATAAGCAACATCAGCAGGATTAACTCCATACTTGCCCATCTCACCACGTGCTTTCATAAGAGCTGCAGCAGTCAAAGGAACAGAACCGTTAACGGCTAGGTCAGTTACAGAAGTAGAGTCAGCAGAGAAGAACGAACCAGAACCATCAGTTCCAGCTGCGCCACAAAGACCAACAATGCTAGCATTACCAATAGTGAATGCGCCGTCAATTGCACGAGCATGAGCACGAGCCAAAGCAGACAAGATCATTGGAAGGATTGTAACTACTACTTGCTCATCAGTATCATTACCGATGTAAGTACCAGATATCAAACGCTTAGCAAGAGCAGTAACTTCACGAAGCTCAAACTCATTTGCAGCAACCTGAGTTCTGTTCTCTAATATACCATTACCGATTCCGCCAGTAGCGAAAGTAGCAAAGTTAGTGTCGTCCATCAAAGGAAGAACTGTAGCACCAGAATTGACTTGCATTTCACGGAACAGACCAGCAACCTTCTGTTGAAGACGAACTTCTTCTTCAAAAGTAGTAGCAACGATAGTATCTAGAGTGCCTGCGTTAGTGTCAAACTGAACACCAAGTTTTTGCATAAGGTCTTGACCGAACTTAGTTCCGTTCATACCTTTCTTGGTGATCTTACCAAGTACGTCTGCCATGAGGAATTCCTTACCAAACTTGCTAAGGTCCTGATCGTCACGTCCTGAGAAAGACTTCTTGCTGTTTTGCATAGCAATAAGTTCAGCAGACTTCTCGTCGAGGTCAGCTTTGTGCTCTGCCATAATTTTAGCGATGTCTGCGTCTTTAGCATTCATCTTTGTATCCATGTCTGCCATTAATTTTTCAACGCCAGATTGAATGCCCGTTTTAACACGGATGTTTTGTGCTTCGAGTACTGAAGCATTTGTATCAGCTTCTAACTTTTCAGCTGCTTTTTGCTCGGCTTGCTTCATTGCGATTTTAGCGGCTGTGTCATCAGCTACCTTCTTTGCAAAAGCTTCCAAGTCGATGTTTTGATTGTCCATTTTGATCTCCTGATCTACGGAATCTAGTTCCGCGCTTTTCGGTGTGTTATCCCTAGCTACATTAGAAGCAATTGCTTCGTCCTTAGCCAGAGACTGACCCGCTAGATCTACACGATTAGTGAAAGTTTTTTTGAATTCTTCGTACTCATCGACTGAGTCAAAAGACTTCGCGAGCGAAAAAGTAGCTGCCTGATTGCATGGCACGGAAACAACCGATACCTCAAATAACTCAGCGTCCTTAATCATTAATCCGTCGGTTTCCTTTATATAATCAGCATCCTTGACTCGGAAACCTACGGAAAAGGCTCCAAGAACACCGTCTTTTACAAGCTCAGCAACATTGCCTGGGGCACTCTTACTGATCTTACATTCTAGCTCTAGACCATCTGGGCCTGCTTTCATCCCAGTAGCACGACCAATAGGTCGATCATAGTCATGGTTGAATAGAATGATTGGGTTTTTCTCAAAATTCTTCAAGCCACCTTTCTGCCAAGCCTCTGCTGATATTGAATCGCCTGCGCGATCAAAGTCAGAAGTACTTGCCATACCACGAATCATCACAGAACCATCTTCCGCCTGCTCAGACTTAAATGTGGACGTAAGACTAAAAATTTTATCCATCTTTCTTCTCCACTTTAACTTTAGCAGGTTTAGCAGCTACAGGCTTTTTAGCAAGTATTGGCTCCACGGGTGCTTTAGTTTCTGCAGGTTTTACTGCAGGTTTTACTTCGGGCTTATCTAGGTCTTTGATAAAGGATCCAAACTGCGAACTAGCCTTTAATGAGGATAATGCACCTCTATAACCTCCGAAAATATGATTAAGCGTAGAACCTAAAACAGGTTGTTTTTGTCCCAGCTTTTGGTAAGCTTCTTCACTAAGTACCTTTCCTTCTTTTAAAAAGAAAGTTGATAAACTCTTAAGAGCTTTGTTAATTTTTACTTTATTCGCCATCTTCGTTTTCCTCAACGGGTCTGCCGCCCTCACTAGGGTCGACTGCGGAACCTGCTATATTTGCAGGAACCCTTATTTCTTCAGTACCTTCTAGCTCTGGGAAGCCTAGTCTTTCTCTGGCTTCCGCAGGAGTAATGATACCACCATTTACTAATGAAGTGTAGTACGCCGAAGCATCGCTTAGCTCAGGAGCTAAAGCGGGAATATCGGTAATGTCTTCAACACACTCGAAACCATAGAATCGAGTCATGGCAAAATTAATTTTTCTAACGATAGGAAGTATAGTCTCCAAATAATATAGTCGTAAATTTGGACGAATGTTAGCATTATTTCCAGAATCCAAAAGAATCGGAGGGACTCCGAGTGCCTTCAAAATTATCTTTTCGTTGTCGGCTATGCTTTGTTGAAAATCCAAATCTTTAAAACTTACGTTAGAGATAGCATCTACTTCGATACCACCGTCTAGAATGAGGGGTCGTCTACCACCAGCATCTGGTTTGTAGCGAGCTTGCCAAGATACAATCATACGTTCTTTGATCTTGTCAGAAAGGGTGTTTGGTGACTTAAGTACAAGTCCTGGTACTGCGCCGTTCTTGAAGAAGTTATCTTGAAACTTTCTCATAGAAGATATAAGGTTCATAGTACGGGCTGCAGGACTTAGTCTAGGCACACCACGGTATATAGAATGGAACGAATTCTCTTTAATATGTATGATTTCACTAGTAGTAAACTCAACATCATTTAAACTATAGTGGGAAACATATGTCTTATCATCTGCATGTACAATAACCTTCTCTGCTGGAAGATGGTACATATGAGCACCGTCGTAGTAGATGAAGATGTTACCATCAATAATAAAGTCTGTAATTAAGTTTCTACGGAATGTATTAATATCCTGATAAGGATTAGGCTCTCTATTAAGAAGAGTCTCTACCTTACTTCTTTTAATCCCTCTGATAACGCCTTTAGTACTTGTATTAGGCTTAACAGTAGTAGGTATCTCAGCGCAGTCATCTACGATCATATTCACACCACGGTTAACTATCTCTAGCTCTTCGTAAGCGCGAGTATAACTAAGGGTGAGTTCGCGGGAAGCTTCCTTTTGCCCTACATCAAACTGTTGGGCAGGATTTAGCTTTTCCTCGGTTCTACCTAATAATTTATCATACCAAGCCATGTTTTTCTCTTTGAATCTCTACCCAACGCATCTGCTTCTTTGCAGTACCTAACGAAGGATCTTTACCATAAATTGAATGTAGCAGTAGATGATGTGTATGACATAGTGTTACTGTATCATCGTATAGCTCGGCAGAATGTTCTTCTATAAAGTCATCCCGAAGCGACTGTATGTACTCGGGGTTATGTTTATTTTTAACAAGCCATTGATTTAACAAGGGCGTTAAACTGTAAAAATGGTGAAAATCTAGCTGCTCTGTCTCGTCACAAATCTGACAAGCCGAACCTTTATTATACTTAGACTTTGCCTTATCCCGTACATACTTTACAACATCACGTTTTAGCTTAGGCATTTTGGTTCGGGTTCCTGATTTTTCATTAGAAGAATTATATCTACTTTAGGGTATGTTGTCAATAACTATTTTTCAGCAGGTGTCGCTAGAAGGATACATTCGAGGTTATAAACGAGTATAGTGCATAACGAATTGCATCTGCCATGTGCGAAGCCATATTATGCTTCGGTTTTTCCCTTGCAAGGTTCGGGTTTGGATCCCACTGATAAGAGTCTAGGCAAGTAAGGCTCTGTTTGCATTGTTGATCGACAAACAGTTTATTATTATCAACAATACTTGCAACATGCCCTATGCCGTCTAGTACGGACTTCTTAGCGTTAATAGTGGAAATATCATAGTTCTGTGCAAAGTCAAATCGTGTTTGTTGAGCAGCGGAGTCAATATATATAAAGTCGATATCCCATCGTTGTATAAGTTTCTGTATCTCCGCTGCATGTTGTTCAGTAGTTCTTTCATTATTCATATACTCATCTACTAAGTAGAACTTATCCTCATCCCAGTCATAGGCGATTACACACATTGCGGTAGGGTCTTTGAAACCTACGTCCAACCCCGCGAACACGTCCATCTTCTTAGTCTCAAACTGAGAGAGATCTAGTACGTTTTCTTCAAAGTTGAAGCTCCATATCTGACCTTCATAAGTGTTAAAGTCAGCTTCGTACTCTTGTTTGAATTCTGCTTCTGACATAGACTTACGCGCCTCTGATATATCAGACTCTGACATACGAGGGTTATCTTTATAAGTTGCTCGAATAGACACCCATTCTGCAAAGTCATCTGAGAATCCTCTATAGAAGAACTCAGAGAACCAGTTGTTCCGACCCCGTGGCGTGGAAATGAATAGTGCTTTTGAATTTGGTTTATCTAGGGTAGGTCGTAGTGCTACGTTGAAAGCATCTTTACCGTCAGCTAGTGCTGCTTCATCAAAGATAATAAGATCATAAGATCGACCAACACAGGAGTCAACCTGATTTACAGAACCCATACGGATAGTAGATCCATTAGAGATTTCAATAACTTTATCTTTGGCATTATCTTTGGTGACTTCTAGGTCAAAGTGTTTAATTAGGTTCCTTTGAAGATCAAAAGAAATCTGAGACAAGGCATAGTTGGGAGACATAATGAGGATATTGGACCCAGGTACTAGAGACACTAGTTGTCCAATGATATTAGCAATATAGGTCTTGCCTTGCCTCCGGGAGACGGCGGCGCAGACAAACCTATATTTAGGGTTATTGATGGCGTTAATTATAGCCATTTGTGAGGGCAGAGCCTCAATTCCTAGGAGATCCAAATAAGGATCGACTGGGAGTTTCAAGAATCTTGTCTCAGATTGTAAATCGTAAATTTTATCAGAGAGTATGTCTCTCCTACTTACTTCAACTGCCATAGTGCTCTCTTAGTCTTCAGTATTAATTAATGTCCAGATGCCGTATCCTAAACCTGCCCAAGCTGCCCACTTTACTAAGCCTCCTAGCAGTATAGCACTTAGGCATATACCGATAATCATTGCACCGTCTAAGGAGGTTCGTTCCTTAAGAATCTTACTAAGATACTTCATGAGTGCCTCTCTTTTTATGTCCGTTCCATGCTACGAAGCCTGCTAAACGCAGAGTCCAGAATGCAAGGTAGTTTAATACTTTAAATCCATTTACTTCGATACACACATCTCGAAAGACTGTGTCCATATACTTCTGATCCTGAGGACCAATAGTTGTACCATCTTTCTTTTTAAGAGTAGCATGCTTATAACCATAGTCATGAACTAAGCCGCCCATCAGTAATACTCCTACAGGAGACAGGAAGGTTGCTAAGAACTTAGGCACCGATGCGCCATCGAACTCAAAACCTGCTGGAATTACGTATTCCTCTCCTTTTAAGCTATAGTGAAAGTCTTCACATACTTGCCACTTACGAGTAGTTAGAAGCCACATCAATATTCCGCCCCAAAAGCCTTTGCTAGCTGTTGCGATAGGAACAGGCTGCATCTTGGGCATGTTCGAGTATTTAAAGTCTATTCGGGGTGTTGCTTCTTCTTTATCCAGTTTGTTTACAACGAAACCTATAATAACTAGTGAACCGAGTACGGTCCATTGCCAAAAAGTTACAGCTAAATCAACTAACATTTCCATATTCTATTTTTTCCCAATTGCTTCTTTAGCGTAGAACGCTGCTACAATGGCGGCTACGGATACGAAGTATGTAGGTGCCATATCACCTAAAGTTTTGGCTGCATTAGGCAACCCTGCTATTTCCGCTACTACTACTGCGAAGGGGTATAGTAACATCCCTCCCAGTGCAAACCATGCCATGTTTCTTTGCGCGTCTCGCATTGCGTCTTGGTCTTCAAGCTCTTTACGCTTTGCTTCAAGATACATCTTCTGTTCTTCATCGGAGACTACACCATCACCGTTAGTATCTGCTGGATGTAAATCAGTCATCATAGAAACCCAGTTCCTCATCCGCGAAGATTACTCGGTAAGCTAAAAGGGCTACCCAATCTAGTATAGTATCTGCTATATTATATATCTGCGCTATCATCTTCAACTTCTTCCTTGTCTTTTAACCAGGTTTTAGCCGATAGAGATTCAGGTGCTTTCTGTTGATACCCTTTAAAGTGGCTCTCAGCATCTAGCTTGGAGGGAAACCCTACAATATCCTTTCCTTCTTCTTTAACGTACCAAGTACCTCTTTTCTCGTAGATCATGCTGGTGTTACTCCCATATTCATAAGTGTAACAATTACACCCGCTAGGAACAGTATAATCGTTCCGCCCATTGATAACATACGGCTATCCATCCGCTCAAGAGTGTGTTCTATAGCCTCAAGTCTTGTAAATGTGGTTTTCCAACGCTCTTCGCATTGTGCTTCATGCACACTAAACTCCTTTTCGATACTATTTATCTTATCGGAGCTTTCAAGAAACTTTTTAGTAGTCGCTGCATCCCAGTTGACATCATGAAATTGTGTCTGTTCCATTAAGTAGTTTTTCCATTAGCTTCCCATAATTCCCTTGTCCGAAAGGTACAGCTTCGTTAATCTGTACATTCGTCTGGTTCTTTATGTTTCCGCCCTCTGCTTTAGCGAGATCGGCTTGTGCCTTTATCTCATCAATACGCATTTTATGTGCCATTTGTAATAGATCCGCTAAATCCTTGCTAGAGTAGACGCCAGATTCCTGGGCTTCTTCTAACTTAGAGGCGATCATCTCGTCCAGCAAAGAACCAATATTATTCTTATTACGATAACCCATGTCCAAGTATACAGTATCTATATACTTTTTCACCTCACGCTTATTTAGGAGATCGACAACTTGTTGCTCTCCTACTTGTAGGTGATCACATACACCTCGGATATTTCCGAACTGTAAATATGAGTTTGCAATTTCCCACCCTTCAGGTGATATTGTAGTTAATTCTTTTGCCATGGTAGAGAGTATACTCAATTATAGATTGGTTGTCAAGATTTATTTTTGTTAGGTCTAGTCTGCAAGCGGGTTATCAAGTGCTCTTTGCAATTTGTCTGAAATACGCTTTTCAAGA